ACGTTGCCCAGCCCCGCGCCCGCCCCTTGGCGGAGTTGATGCCCCGCCACGCGCGGTCGGCCGCGTTCACCGTCGAGGTCCATACGCTCGACGCCCACCCGCGGGCGCGCTCCTTCGCCGAGTTGATGCCGCCCCATGCCCGGTCCGCGGCGTTCACGACCGACGTCCACGTCTTGGACGCCCACCCCTGCCCCTTCTCCTCGGCCGACTTGATCCCGGGCGCGGTGTCGTCCTTGGCTTGCAGCGACGTGGTCTTCGCGTTCGGGATCAGGCCGTACTTGTCGGCGAGATCCTGCGCTTCCTTCTTCGTGAGGCCCATCTGCATGGCGGTCTGGACGAACGCCTCGCGGGCGCGGCGGGTCTTGCGGTCGACCTCCTCGACCGACCGGCCCGACTCCAGCATCGACTCCTTCATCGTCAGGGTGCTGGAGGCCAGGTTCCGCAGCGCCTCGTCGTTGTCGCGGCCGGCCTGGGTGTTCAGGTTCAGGGTCCGGCCGTTCTCCTTCACGGCCTTGGTGGCGTCGTCGATGGCCTGTTCCATCCCGGCGACTCCGCCGCGGGCCTGCAGCGCGAGGTTCGCGAGCTTCTGCGTCTCGTCCCGGAACTTCGAGAGGGCCTGCTCGGCGGCGGTGGCCTTCCGGTTGGTGCCTTCCAGGGAGTTGCCGAACTCGTCGACGGCGCCGCGGGATTCGTCGGTGCGCCCCGACAGCTTCCCCAGCCCGGCGATCAGCATCGGGATCCCGGGCAGATTGGTGAGCGCGTCCCACGCCTTGACCAGGAGCGACACCATGCGGATCGCGGTGGGGACCATCATCAGCAGCAGGTTGAACAGGTCCCCGATGGCCTGCTTGTTCTGCGACACCGTGCGGAACATGTCGGCGAACGCGGCGCCGAGCTGCTGAAAAGAACCCCTCGATGTTGATCTCGCCGAGGAGGTCGGCGAACGCCTTCATCCCGGCCGCCATGACGCCGGACTGCCCGAACGCCTTGAGGCCGCGCTCGATCCGGGCGATGAAGTCCGACACCGCCGGCGCGGCGATGGCCAGGCCCTTCTCGAACGCGCCCGCGACAGCCGGGCCGAGCCGGGTGAGGCTTTGCCGTGCCCTCTCCAGCACGGGCAGCATCGGCCGCGCCGCCTCCGCGAACAGGCCCTTGAGGTCCCCGAGGGTGGCGGCCCACCGGTCCTTCACCACCTGGCTTTGGGAGATCAGCAGCGCGAACGCGCCCCCGACCATCGCGCCGCCGAACGCCAGCGTGATCGCGCCGGCGAGGATGGAGGCGATCAGCGGCGCGACCATCGTCGCGGCGACGACGATGCCCACGAACATCTTCGGGTTCTTCATCGCGCCCTGCATCGCGGACGACATCGCGCCCCCGGCCTGCTGCCCCGCCTGCCCGACGAAGTGGACGATCTTCCCGACGAACTGCTTGAACCGGTTGAAGAACCCCTGTCCGGACTGCTGCCCCGAGCCGTTGAAGATCTGCTGGACCCGGTTGGCGGCGTTCTGCGCCATCTGCTGAACGCGGTTGCGGACCTGGTTCAGGCCGTGCGCGGACGCCTGGAAAACGATCTGCACCGCGTTAGCCATACTCGCCTCCTCCCGACGGTTGCGGCGGGCTGCCCATTTGCTCGATCAGCAGCAGCCTCAGCAAGCCCGCGTCCTCCTCCTCGACCTGCGACGGCAGGCACGAGAACTGTCGGCACAGGCCCAGGATCGTTTCGGCCTCCTTCAGCTCACGGGGCTTGGTGACAGCAGTTCCGTGGGAATCGACACCTCGGGGAACGACTGACCAGAGGTGGAGCCTTTTCCCAGGTCCTCATCGACACCGCCCATCGCGGCCGTCCACCTGTCGATGAGGTCCATGACGAAGTCGAAGTCCAGTTCGGCGACCGCGTCGTAGGTGGTGGGGACGGGCCGGCCGTCGTCGTCTTCGAGGTTCCACCGCACGAGCGCGCGGGTGAACATCTGCAGCAGCGCCTCGACGGCCTCGACCTCTTCGGAGTCCTGCAGCGCGGCCAGCTTGAGGAACTGCTTGACCGGCAGGGACTTCACCACGCACTCGAACCCGATGTACTCGGGGTCGGCGAACTTCAGCGTGATGAGCTTGGCCTTGCGCCTGTAGCCCATCAGGACCCCGCCCAGGTCGGGACGGTGCCGTCGGCCAGCGCGCCCGGCACGGCGAAGGTGAGGGCGCCGTCCTCCGCGCGGGTGAGCGGGTAGTCGGTGAACAGCGTCTCGCACGCCAGCGTCCTCCCGCTGATGGCCAGGGACACGGTGCGGGCGACGGACGTGCTCGGCACGGTCGAGAACACCTCGTGCGACATGTTCGCCGCCTCGTTGAACACCCCGTTCAGGGTGATGGAGAAGTCCGCCAGCAGCAGCAGGCGCTCCATCGCGGACTTGTCCACGCCGGTGACTTCCTGCACGGCGCGCGGCGTCGCGAACTCGAAGTTGGTGATGTCGTTGCGGATGTCCTGCGGGCTGCCCGAGGAGTCGTCGACGGACAGCGTCGTCCACCCCAGGCCGCTGATCTTTGCCATGGCCTATCCCTTCTCGATCTCGTCGACGATGCGGTCCTGGTGCTCGCCGAACTCCTCCACCCAGTGGTCAGGGCGGGTGTGCTGCCGCGGCGCGGTGCCGCGCGGATTTCCTCTCCAGTCGCCGTCCCGCACGAAGTACAGCTCCGGCCGGCCGGTGGGGACCCGGTGCTGGGAGGCGCGAAAGCACGGCTGCCCGGCGCGGAACACCAGCCACGTCTCGCCTTCGGCGACGTGCTGGACGGTGTAGGCCCGGCCGCAGTTCTGCGCGGTGTGCACGTCGATTTCGGAGAGGCCCTCGACGCGGACCCGCCACCCGTGCCGGTACTGCTCGCACTCGACTTCCTCGCACGTCGCGGGCCGCCAGTGCGTCGCCGGTGGGGCGACCACCTGGAACGTCTTGACCTGGTGGGCGCCGAGCTTGGGGGTGATCCGCATTCCCTCGTTGCTGGGCATCATCAGAACGTCACCGCCGTCTTGTTGATCGCGACCGATACCGCGAAGGTGCACTCGGTGAAGGTGCCGGTGGTGACGACGCGGATGTACCGCTCGATCGCGGCATCGCGGGCGGTCTGGATCCGCTCCGCGGTCGGTGCGGTGGTGACCGCGGTGAAGTCGCCGTCGGTGATGTCGGCGAACGCGTCCGCCGCGGCGTCGTCGGAGGAGCCCTGGAGCTTGATCGTGACCGAGGTGCCGGTGAAGGAGAACACCTGGACGTATGCCTGCAGCCCGAACGACGACGCGGCGCCCAGGTCGAGGGACGTCCCGTCGGTCGCCTCGGTGTCCGAACGCTTCCCGGCCGTGAGCTGCCGCGCCCATTCGAGGCCGTACCCGTTGGCCTGCGCCTGCGTCGCGAGGGTGAGGGCGCCGTCCTCCCCGCGCGTGGGGTCGTAGCCGATCTGCTTGGCGACCAGGTTCGCCGCCCACCCCCCGGCCGCCGTGCCGCGGTAGTACGACACCAGCCGGTCCGCGGTCGGGAGCATCGACAGCACGTCGTGGGTCTCGTCCTCGGACGGGTTGAAGAACGAGGTGAACTCGATCGCGCCGTCCCGCACACCGCCGCGCCGCTCGATCGCCGACTTGTTGATTCCGGTCATCTCCAGCGCGGCGGGGCCGCCGCCGATGTTGCCGAGCGACCCGATGTCGCCGGACACGTCCACGCCGTCGATGTACAGGTTGTCGCCGAGCCCCGATGACTTGGCCATTTACGCCACCTGCTCCCATGCGTCGTTCACGATCACCGGGAGCGTCACCGTGAACACCCGGTAGATCTTGCGGTCCTGATCGAGGTAGCCGGCCTGCGCGCTCATGGCGGTCCCGGCCTGCCCGAGGAGGTCGATGCACCGCACGCTCCCGCCGAGCTCGAAGTTCCCCGAGTAGGCGGCGAACAGCGCGTCGAGCGCGGTCAGCATGTTCGGGTCTATGGCGTCCTGTGGCTCGGCGATCATCGGGGTGTACAGCCGGACGTTGAACACCAGGACCGCCGACGTACGCGCCAGCCCCGAGCCGGCCGGGACCGGCGCCACCGACTGCGCCCACACGGCCGCGGTGAGCCCGTTGCCGGGCGCGGACTTGGGTTCGTGGCCGTTGACCCGCTCGAAGTGCCCCGTCGCCAGAGCGTGCGACACGATGCCGTCCAGGATGCTGCGGATGTCCATGCGCTACTCCATCCTCCGCAGGTACCGGGGCATGACCCGCTCGGCGATGTGCTTGGCCTGCCGGTCCACGCGGGTGTGGATCCGCCGGAACGTCGAGTAGCCGCGGAACCTGGTCACCGGCGCGTTACGGGAACCGACCCCCTCCAGCCACGGGCCGTACACCACGCCGCCGTCGGTGACGCGGGTGCCGCCGGTTGCCCGGTCGGTCTGGATCTGCGACTGGTAGTAGCCCGTCGGGTGCTGCAGGACCCGCCCGAGTTCCGACACCACGAGGTTCACCGCAACCTCGGCCAGCTCCTCCTCGGTCGCACGTGCCATCTGCCGCGCGGCGGCCTGGGCGCGGCCGTCGAAGATCGGGCCGTGCCGCTCGACGTCCACATCGAAACCGATCATGGCTACACCGCCCGCACTCTCGCCTTGCGGCCGAACGCCCGGTAGGCGTCCCGCTCGGCGGCCTTCACGCCCCGGCCGGTCGACTCCCGCGCGCCCTCTCCCTCGCCGGCGGTGCGCGCGTACCCGGCGCGGGCCTGCAACAGGGTGTTGAGCGCGTACGCCTCGCACAGCGTCGCCACCGGGCCGGGGTAGACGTGCCGCGCCAGGGGCACCCCCTCGGCGTGGGAGGCGGCCGTGGTGCCGACAGCGCCCCGGGAGACGGTCAGGGACCGTGGCGCCCACACCGCCGCGCCCGAGTCGTGGTCGGCCAGGACGCTGCCGTCCCACGCGCGTTTCACCGTCAGCGCCGTCCCGGCGGCGTCGACCACGAGCATGCGCTCGGAGCCGACGAGGATGACCTCGCCCGGCTGCGGTGCGCCCGTGCTGGAGGAGACGGTGACGGCGACGCCGGCGGCCGACGCGGTCAGCGCCTCCGTGGTGGTGAGCCCGGTGTCGGCCATGGCCCGCCCGGTCACCACCATGCGTTCGGAGCCGACGAGCAGCAGGTCCCCCACACCGACGGCGCCGCCGTCGGTCACGGCCAGGGTCGTCGAGGTCGAGTCGAGCGCGGCACCGAGCGCCCCCGCCGGCGCGGTGTCGTCGCCGTACCCGAACACGCCCGTGATCGCGACGTCGCGCTGGTGGGTGGAGCCGCCACCGAACGACGCGGACGAGTCCAGGTCGAGCTCGATGTGGTCGTAGGGGGGTTCGTCGAGGTCGTCGGCGCGGCGCACGAAGTAGTCCGCCTCGTCGATCTCGACCCCGCCGGAGGTGAGGGTGGTGACCGAGATGACCTCGTTGGCGTCGAGCCACAGCCGCCACGGCCGGGCGCGCTGCGGGTTCGGCCAGTCGAAGTACCGGGTCCCCGTCCAGGGGTAGAAGCGGCGGTGCAGCAGGCCCTCGACCGAGCGTGAGGCAGCCTCGACCGCGCGGTCTACCTGCCCGTCGGCACGGGCGGTTTCCTTTTGATCCAGGGCGTCCTTGACGGATTCCCTGGTGGTGTACCAGATCCCCATCTGTGACTCCCGGTTGCTTTCTACGGACGTACGTCGTGCGTGGGGTCGTGCTTATTCGGTTGTGGACGTGGTGCTACCGGTGGACAGCGCCTCCCTCTGGCCACCGGTAGCCGTCGTACGGGCAGTGCAGGCCGCCGCCCGGCGCGGCGTCGAGCGGCTCCCCGTCGTTGGGGCACGCCTGTGGGGGCTGGGATGCCTCCGCGCGGCGCTCGTCGGCCGCCTCGGCGGCGATCGAGATCAGCTGCTCCCACGACATCGGGCTACTCCTCGCCGTCCGGCTCGTTGGCCTTCAGTCGCGCCACGAGTTCGTCCTTGGCGCCGGACGTGGGCAGGTCCCGCGCCCGGCACTCGGCGACCAGCTCGCGGCGCGTCCACGACGCGTACGGGTCGTCGAGGGTCTGCACGCGCGCCGCGGGCTCGGCGGCCGGGGCGTCCTCGGGGCCGGCGGCGAGGTCGCGCCGGTCGGACGCCCCGCCGTGCACGGTGATCTTCGGCATCGGGTACCCCTCGTACCTGGTTGATCCGCAGTGGGGGCACGCTGGAGCGCCGACCGAATACACGGTCGTGCAGTCCAGGCACCCCCACGTCGCCACGGCTACGCCTGCGGGTTGGGCAGGGACTCGGGCGCCCGCTGGTGCGCCAGGTCGTGCAGGACGTACAGCACCGCGCCGACCTGCGCGGTGCCCGGGTCGGACACGTTGCAGGAGATGTGCGTGTAGCCGTCGGACAGCTGCGACGCGTGAACCTCGAAGGCGACCAGGACCTGGTTCGCGTCGTCCCAGTCCGCGTCGGTGATGGTCGCCGCCGCGGCCTGGGTGACCTTCGTCCACGTCTCGTCGCCGTCGAGCGCGGCCTCTTCCTTGACGTAGTAGTGGTCGATGACCGCGAGGTTCTGGGACGTGCCGCCCGAGGCCGCGGTGTGCTCCTGGAGCGTGAAGGTCGGCGCCTGCGCGGCGGTGCCGTTGTTGAGGAACCCGACGACCGTGACGCCGGTGGCGTTCTTCAGGCCGACCCGCTTGCCGGTGGACGCGGCCGTCCCCAGGTCCACGGGCACCACGCCCGGGACGATGTCGATGGTCCTGCCGAGTGCTTCCATGATCTTGTTCTCCTCGTGTCCGTCAGGGAAGCCCGGTCAGCTGGCAGGCCCGAGCTTGACGATCGGCGACAGGGTGTCGGTGCCCTGGTGCGGCGTGATCGCCGACTGCAGCCACGGGCGGCCGTCGACGCGCTCGATGATCCGAACGGCCGTCTGGTCGTTCTTGAACTTGTAGTGCGGCGAGGTCTCGATGCTCATCGCCTGCCGGTCCCCGACCAGGTAGTAGGAGAAGTCGACCAGCGACAGGTCCCCGGTCGAGCCCAGGCTCGGGACCTTCTCGGTGAAGATCACCGGGCGGCCGAGGATCGTCATCGGCGGCCCCTGGATCAGCTGTCCGTTGTTCAGCCACACCGCCGGGGACGCGACCCCGTTGGCGTCGGAGATGACCATCTGCGCGAGCTGCGGGAACACGTCGATGTTGGCGAGCCACACCGCGTTGCCCAGCGACGCGGGCAGCATCCGGGCGTACATGCCGACCACGTCGGCGAAGTTGACCTCGTTGGCCGTGGCGCGGGCCACGGTGACGGCGCAGTCGCCGTTGAGCGCGCCGACCGGTTCGCCGGCGCCGCCGCCGGAGATGAACGCCACGTCCTCGAACCACGCGATGGCGCGGGGCCACACCTGGTTCAGGAACGCCTGGAACGAGACGATCGCGTCCTGGAAAAGTTCGTTGGGGACCTCGCTGTACCCGGTGAGCTTGAGGGCCTCCAGGACGACGCGGCCGAACGACGCCTCCGACTCCGACAGCGCGCCGGACTCCTCGGTCCAGTAGCCGATCATGCCGCCGTACACGCTGGACGCGTGGCTGGTGTCGTCGATGACGGGCAGCGGCACCCGCAGCGAGTCCATCGGGATGATCGTGGCGCGGGGCCGGACGATCGCCATTTCCAGCGCGACCTGCAGCAGGTTGGACCGGAGCGTCTCGGGGATGAGGAACCCGCCGTCGGCCGGGATGGTGGAGCCGTAGGCGTTGCGGATCTCGGTCAGCTTGGTCTGCGCGGTCACCGCGTCCGGGTTGGAGTTGCGGTAGTGGATCGCGCGCAGGAAGTCCTCAGGCCGGTCGAACAGCCCCGCCGAGTCGATCTTCGCGCCGGGCGCCTCGGAGTTGTACAGCGCCGTCTTGGGCAGGCTCCGGGAGTTCTGCGGGTCGAGGTTGACGCGGCGGACGCCCTCGGACTCGTGCTCGCGCAGCCACTCGGCGAGCACGAGCTGGGTCTCCTCGCGGACCCGCGCGGCCAGTTCGGTGCCCTGCCCCTGCAGGGCGGTGGCGTAGTTGCGGACGAAGGTGTTGAAGTCCGGGGTGGGCTTGCCACCCTCGAACAGGTCGGCGACGCGGCCGTCGTTCAGCATCTCCTCCAGCTCATTGGCGCTGGTGGGGATCGGCGTCTTAGTCACGAGAAGGCTCCTTTCAGCGCCTCGCGGAGGGCCGCCACGTCGACGGCCGGCTCGGGTACGGGTTCGGGTTCGGGGTCGGTGGGCAGGGGCGGCGCGGGCGCGTGCGCCCGGCCGGCGAAGGTGAAGCACGACAGGTCCCAGCGGGCCGCCGGGCCCGGACGTCCGCCGGTCTCCTCCTCCGGGTCGGTGTCCTCGTCGTCCTCGTCCGGGTCGGCGGTCTCGTCGGCCAGCCCGGCAGCGACCGCCTCAGCCCCGTTGAACCAGCTCTCGTCGCGCATCAGGGCCCGCCAGTCGGCGACGTCGTTGCCGGCGCGCTCGGCGTAGATCGAGGCGATGGTGTCCGAGACGCGGTCGAGGAGGGCCCGCATGTGCTCCATGTCGGCGGCGTTGCCGTAGGCGAACCCGGACGCGTCGTGGATCATGAGCTGCGACGCGGCGTTCATCGTGATCCGGTCGGCGGCCATCGCGATGAAGCTCGCGGCGGACGCGGCGAGGGAGTCGACCACGACGTTCACCGCGGCGGGGTGGCCGCGCAGCGCGTTGTAGATCGCGATGCCGTCGAACACGTCGCCGCCGGGCGAGTTGATCCGGACGGTGATGGACGGGGTGGAGACGTCGGCGAGCGCCGCGATCACGTCCCGGGCGGTCACACCCCAGTAGCCGATCTCGTCGTAGACCAGCGTCTCGGTGGTGCCGGCCTGGCTGCTGACGCGGAGCTCCCCGCGGCCCTCGGGGAGCGCGGCGCGGGGCCGGGCGTCACGCTTGGCCAGGACGCGGTTCACGTCCGCCAGGAGCGCCGGTGCGATGTTCATGCGTTGCCCTTCCGCCGCTTGACCACGCGGCAGCGGCAGTTCTCGCGGCCCTTGCAGTTCACGTAGCCCTGGCCGCCGGGGTAGTCGGCGTACGCGTCGGCCCTGTTCCGGTAGAGGTGGCCGTCGTTGTCCTTGCACGGCTGGCACGAGTCGTCGTCGTTCTCGCACACCGCGACCCACCGCATGGCGTTGTCGAGGCCGGGCGGCGCGGGCGGGTCCTGCGGGTCCTCGTCCTGGTCGCCGGGTGCGGGTGCCGGGGCCTGGCTGCCGTTGAGTGCGGCGAGGCCTTCCTCGGGCAGCTCGTAGCCGAGCATCGGCAGGATCAGCGGCGCGAGCGTCGGCGCTCCCTTGACGAGGTCGATGAGCAGTTCCCGGTCCGGGTCGGCGCCGGGCTGCCCGAACGGGATGTCGGGAAGGTCGAGCGCCTTCAGCACGTCCGGGCCGTACGCGCCGGCCTCGATCAGGTCCCGCGCGGCCTGCGCCTTGGACTCCCGTTCGCGGTCGTCGGCCTCGCGGTCGGGCGGCGTCGGGTCGCAGTAGTCGAACTCCACGCACTCACCGGCCGACCCGAACATCGGCAGGAAGTCGTTGTTGAGCGCCTGCTTGATCCGCTCCAGGCGGGGGACGATCAGCCACCGCGCGAAGTCCGCGGACGCCGCCTCGGCGTTCGCGCGGTTGACGTCGTCGGAACCGCCCAGCATGTGCTTGTGGACGCCGAACGCCTCGCGGATGATCTCCCGGGACACGCCGCGCAGCTCGGCGAACTGCATGTCCCGCTGCGTGAACTTGCGGTCGACCCACTTGCCGTGTTCGAGGATCGCGACGCGGTGGGCGTTCGCCACGCCCTGGTGCTGCTCGTTCCAGCGGGTGCGGAGCTGGTTGAACTCGCGGTCGTCCAGCGCCTCGGGGACCTCGATGATCCCGCCCGGCTCGGCGCTGTTCAGGAAGAACGCGCGGTTCCACTCGGCGCTGTAGCGGGTGGCGTCCAGGTCGGCGAGGAGGGTCTGCACCGGGCCCATCCCCCGGTACGGGTCGAGCGGGTTGGGCATCCGCAGCTGGATGACCTCGTGCAGTTCCAGCGGGATCTGCTGCCCGTCGGGTGAGGCGTACACCCACCCGGACAGGAACTTCTCGGGGTGCGGGACGGGCGCGATGCGGTCGGGGCGGACCGGCCACAGCTCCAGCGGGAACGACGCGCGGCGGTCACGCGAGACCAGCCACTCCGATTCGCCGGTCAGTTCGAGGTGCTGCTCGAACGTCTCGACGAACTCCTGCCGCGTCATGAACGGGTTGGGCTTGTCCCACACGTTCAGGGCCAGGTGCCGGGTGACCTGGACGCGGTCGGCGTGGTCGCCGGATTCGGCCTTCCGGTACAGCTTCCACTCGGACTGGCTGGTGGCGTTCGCGAGGCGGGAGACGACGGAGAACAGCGTCCCGACGCTGCCCATGGCGCGGAGCTGCTGCTCGGCGCTGGACGGGCCGAACAGCGGCAGGTTCAGCGGGCGGCCGGGCCGGGCGGCGGTGAAGGGGACGGGGGCCTTGTTGGTGACGGCGGTGAGCAGGGCGCCGACGGGGGACCTCATGGCCGTTCCGCCGTCAGGTATTCGAGCAGCAGCAGCGATAGGCCCAGGGTGAGCAGGCCGGCGGGGAGCGCGATGGTCCAGGCGGCGGCGGTGAGGCAGCCGAACCCGGTCACGCTGAGGGTGAAGCGGCGCAGACCCTCCCAGGTGGGGAGGGCCCGCGCGGCGAAGCGCCCGATGTGGGTGAGCAACGGGGTGCGCGGGCGCTTGGGTGTGGCGGTAGCACGCTCGGCGCGGTACGCGCTGGTGAGGGTGCTGATCATCGCCATACCACGGATGTTACATCAGCCGATGTCACATTGGGCGATGTAGAGATCAGGAGCCGAGCCACCGGATGTTCGGGCGGCTGCCCAGGTCCACCTCGGCCACCATGTAGCGGACGCCGTCCTGCCCGTGGTCGTCCTCCTTGACGGGCTCCTCCTTCACCGCGCCGCCGGGCTTGATCGCCCAGGTGTAGCCGCCGATCTCCTCGACGGTGCACGTCGGCTTGGCGGCGTCGGCGAGCGACTCGTCCCGCTCCACCAGCGAGTCGCGCAGGAACACCAGCCGCGGGCGCCCGTCATCGGGGATCTTGTAGCGCGCCTGCACGGCCTGGATGCCTTCGCTGACCTTCTTGTTCGCGGCCTTGGTCGAGATCCCCAGGTGCTTGACCAGCGTCGCGCGGCCCTCGGCGTCGTGGTCGCAGATCACCCGGCGGGGCGGCGGCTCGGTCCAGCGCCGGCGGCCGTGCGCGACCGCGTCCACCGGCTCCTCCCCCTCGATCTGTTCCACGCCCGGGACGGGCTCGGTGACGAGGCGGAGGATCTGTCGGGCGTGGTCCTCCACCAGGCGGCCGGTCATGTAGATCTCGCGGTAGAGGTAGAGCCTGCCGTCGCCGTCCTGCGCCCAGCACTGCCAGACGAACGGGTTGGTGAACCCGAAGTCGACCGTCCACCAGCGCGTCCAGTCGTCGGGAATGTCGAACCGGTCGACGACGTGGACGGCCTCGTCGTACCCGTCGTAGATGACGCCCTCGGCCGCCGCCCAGATCCCGTCCCGCAGCCTCAGCCGCCGCACGCCGGTGAGGGCGTCGAGCTTGGCGAGGTAGGCGGCGCCCTCCTCGGTGGGGGTGCCGTCGGCGTTGACGTAGCGGGGGTTGTCGCGGTGCCGGGAGACCAGGCGCCGCATCGCGCCGGACGCCGCGCGCTGGTTCAGCCAGTGCGCCCGGTGGGCCGGGTTGCACGCGGCGATGAGCTGCTGCCACGGCAGGACGCCGTTGCGCAGCCGGGTCGTGATCGCCTCCAGGTCGTCCACGGCCAGCTCCGTCGCCTCGTCGCAGAACGCAAGGTCGTACTCACTGGACATGATCTTGACGGGCTGGTCCATCCCGCCGACCACGATCCGGGACCCGTTGGAGTACTTGTAGCAGGCCGGCTCCCGCCGCGACCCCCCGTACCAGCGCACCACTCCGCGGGCGAGCGCGTCGGCGGCGACCTTCTCATCGAAGGTCCGCAGCGTCGTGGAGCCGAGCGACACCGCCGTCTTGCGGACGATGAGCGCCTTCATGCCGGGGTGCTTCAGCGCGGCGAGGTGGAGCCGGTACAGCGCGGCCAGCGACTTGCCCGTCCCGGCCGGCCCGTCCAGCAGCACCTCGTCATCGCGTACCGAGAACAGCTCACGGGCCGCGCCGCGCGGCGCGTACCGGACGAGCGCGGGCGCCTTGATCACAGGTCGTCCTGCGGCACACCGACGACTTCATAGGTGATCCCGCCGCCGACGTCGAGCTTCTGCGCAGCATCGAGGCCGAGGAGTTTGCGGCGGGACTCGGAGATCTTCACGATGCGGTCCACCGCCTGCAGGACGGGCGCGTCGTCGGGCACGGGCTGGCCGTTGAGCTCGACCACCTTCCCGTGCTGGATCACCACGTGGTCGGCTTCAAGGACGCGCATGACGGCGGCGAGGGCGGTGTCGAGGCGCTCCAGCTCCAGCGCGCGGGCATCCTCGGCCGGCTCCTCTACGATCGCGCGCAGCGCCCGCTGGACGGCGGCGTGCGCACTGGACACGTCCATCTCCAGCTCGGCCGCGATCTTCCGATAGGACAAGCCTCGGCCCCGCAGGCGAGCAGCCTCGGCGTCCCGCTCGGCCGTCTCCGGGGAGCGCGTGAACTTCCCGTCCCCGCCTCTCGTTGGCGTGGCCTGCCGTTCGTCCGGCTCATCCATCGTGACCTCCTGGCTCCAAGTGTGCGTCCTGTTCGGTCTCGGCAAGGGCGTCCAGGTGGGGGCGGATCAAGGCGGCGAGCCGCACGATCTGGGTCGGGGACAGGCGGTCACCGCGGGCTCGGGCGTGGGCGCGGCCGGCGGCGATCGCGTCGGAGCGGGACCGGATGGGGTCGCCGGGCCGCCACTCGCTGCGTGCGTTCACGGCTCATTGCTTTCGATGCGGAGAGCGTTCTCGCGGCGTTGCCGGTGGTGGTCGGCGAGGATGCCGCGGATGATCGCCCGCTGCTCGGGGGTGAAGGGGCCCAGGGACTCGGCGATATGGCGGCGGTAGGCCAGTGCCTCCGGCGAGAACTGGGTGCGCTTACGCGGCCCCGACATGAGGATCCTTTCTCTGACCTGTATGGATGCCGTTGACCGTGCCGTCCGTCCGGTCTGCGCCGGGCCGCCGCACCCGAGAGTGTGGCGGCCCGGCAACCGGTCACTCTCCTCCGAGGTCCAGGCCGCGCATGGCCCGCCTGACGGCCTCCTGGACGGACATCTGCGCGGCGTCCTCACGGATGTGATCGCCGAGGGTGTCGCCGGTCGGCACAGCCTCACCGTCATCGGTCCGGTACGTCGGGACGTCCTCCAGCTTGGCGGCGAGACCGGACGCGAGCATGGCGTGGGCGAACAACGGGCGGCTGTTCTCGAACCACTCGTGCGACCAGGGCGACGCCGTCATCAGCGACAGCAGGCGCCGGTCACTGACGAGCCACTCCCCTGCGGTCGACCAGCGCTTGCCGTCCGCGTCGGGGCGCGCCTCCGGGTCCGGGACGGTCAGCCAGACCCCGAGGTCGATCACGTCGTTCATGAAGTCCCATCCGAGGAAACCGCGTTCCTCGTCGCGTTCACGCTGGGCGCGCAGCGCGTCGACATCCTCCCGCTGCGCCCACTCGTGCGCCTTGTGGAGCGGGATGCCGAGGGGTTCGGCCAGTTCCGACAGCAGGAAGTACTGGGCGTCGGGGCGGCCGTCGTCGTCGCCGTCCTGCGTGACGAAGTGGACCTGCGCCCGCCCGAACCCGAACAGATCGGCGGTGACTTTCTGCAGGGTGACGGGGTACAGCGGCTCCCGGTCGTGGAGGGCCGTCAGGCGCTCGGTGATGCGGGCGGCCTGCTCGCGGGGCCCCTCGTCCATGAGGTGGATGTCGTCGGCGGCCTCGAACCGGTTGGCGATCTCCAGGCCGGTGCCCTGGAACGAGATCCGCGCGGTGGCCTCGATGATGTCCTCGCGGGTCATCGCTTCGACCTCCTCGACGGTCTTGCCGAGGATCTCGGCGAGCCTGGCGTGCAAGGCCGGCAGGTCGCGGTCGTCGGTGGCGGTCATCGAGCGCTCTCCTTGCGGTACCGGGCGTAGGTGGCGCGGGCGTGCTCGACGACCCTCGCCATGTGCTTGGTGCACAGCAGGACCTCGGCGTTCGGGTCGACGGCCTCGGCGGTGCACTGCTGGTCGTTCTTGCGGAGGTAGCGGCACCGGGTGAGCCGCTGTGTGGTGGGCATGTCATGCTCCTAACCGGCCCGCCCCGATAGGCCCGGGGCGGGCCGATCGGTGGTCAGTAGCGGCTGCGGGTCGTGGTGCGCATCTGGGTGACCCGGTCGGCCTCCAGCTCGGCGATCGTCACCGAGGGCATGAGCTGCTCCGGGGTCGGAATCGACTCCAGGAACGTCTTGGCTTCACTGGACTCCAGGCCACCGGCGATCAGCTCGGTGAGGACCTCGGCCTCACGGGCGTCGATCGCGAGCTTGGCTTGCTTGCCGGCGGCGGCGATGCGGGTCTGGGCGACCTTGCGGAGTTCGGCGCGGCGGGAGGCCAGGGCGTTCTCGCCGCGGCCATACCAGGCGATCGACAGGCTGGGCGCGAACCGGTCGGGTATGCCGAGTTCGCGGCAGCGTTCGGCGACCTCCTTCGCCGCCTGGTCCACGTGGGCCTGGGCGACGCGGGTGACGTCGGCCCACGCCTCGTCGTCGAACTTGTAGCTGGCGGCGAGGAGTTCCTCGGTCTCGGCGAGGAGTTCGGCCTCGCGGGATGCGACCTTGGACTTTGCGACCCTGGCGCGGAGCTTGGCGACCTTGGCGAGGTCGTCGCGCTCCGACTTGGACATCGTCATGGGATGGTTCCTTCCTGGGCCAGGGCGAGTTCGGGACGCCCCGGCCCTCTCGGTGACTAGGTGCGGGGGGCGGCCTTGCGGGCCCTGGCCCTGCGCTGCTGGCGCTGCTCGGCCTTGAAAGCGAGGTAGGCCCCGAGGATCAGGGCGGCGATGACGACGACGGTGACCACCGTCGTCCAGATCGCGATCGAGATCGTCACTGGCTGTTCTCCTTCGTGGTGATGGTCAGGCCCAGGTGGTGGCGATCTCGGCGATCTGCCGCTGGATGTCGTCGCGGGTCTCCGGCGGGGCGGCGAGCGCCTTGCGGACGGTCTCGGCCGTAACCGTGATGCCGGCGCCGTGGCACTCGGTGACGTAGGACGCGATCTCGTCCAGCCGGGTCGGGCAGCCGTCCGGGCAGGGCTCGTCGATCGGGTGCGCGAACGCAGCGGTCTGGTCGGTCACAGTGGTGTCCTCCTCGGTGGTGGTGGGGTTCTGCGCGGCCTCGACGGCTGCGCGGACTTCGGGGCCGTCCGGGTCGATGCCGTTGAGGCGCAGCAGGGTGTCGACCTTCGCCTCGATCGCGCCGAACGCGCGGCCGGTGTCGAACGCGATCTCGGTCAGGGTCTTGGGGGTGGGACGGTCGGTCACGGTGATCTCCTCCTCGGAGGTTTTGGGG